ATCTGATCTCCACATCAATCTAGGAGAGAGAGCTACCTGATGGAAAACATTATTGAGAGGGTAATCATAACGTGGCTCAATGAGATAGGCATCCTCACCCCGTGCAGGACTAGAAACTGTTGTGATTCGGAGTCCCCCATCAATATAGGAGTATTCCCCAAACTCAGGATAAGGAGCTGGGTTGTAGGGGATGTCTGTGGTGTCCCCTGTAGGTGCTCCTGTGGAAACGTGGAATTCTCTCCAGTATGATTGCAGACTCCCTACTAGTAGGGTGATGTGACCCCATTCTAGTGTATTCCCTGCCCCTGTTGCATAGGTGGGGATAGTTGCTGAGTAGGTGGTCCAATCTTTAGCGTGAGAGGTTCCCACGTGACGATAACTGACCTTGGCTGTCCCTGCGAGCCATACGATGATGAATTCGGTGTCTATGGTGGTGTCCCAAGTTACTGTAGTGAGCACCCCTGCATTATCTCGTATATCAAAGGATGCTGCTGCAAATCTGATGTTGAGCATCCTCGAATTGGTGGTATCGTCTTGGGTTGCTTTGAATGCAATATAATCCTGGGTCTTGTTTGATCCCGTGACAACCTGAACTCTGAATCGGATCATCCATGCCTCAGTGAAATCAGCAGGAAATCCCCCTCCATAGGTGTTGTAATAACGAATGTTTGAGGAGGTGGAGATGTCTAACCCATTGCCGTTGATAGCCTGAGTCCCTGCCCCTGTTGTGGCCCAATCTGCTGAGGTGTCAGGGGTTGCTGTGGGGGTATAGGTTGTCTCCCATCTGGAGTATTGGTATTCATTTGGGTTTTCCACCAATGCAGGGTATCCAATTGTGGAGTATCCCCCAAAATAGAGAATGTGGAGGGAGTTATTTGCGTGGGCTAGGATTGCAGATCTCCCCTCAAATGGAGTCGCTACCATATGATCAAACTCCATTGCAGCAGCTCCTGAATCAAAGACCAATCCATCACCGATCAAAGGAAGATAACCCCCTGCAATGGCATTCCAAGTATCACCCTTGTCATCAGATAGGAAACCATAGATTTTCCCTGTGTTGTATTCCCTTGCAAAAATAAAGCATCTCCCATCCTGATACCAGATAGCAAGGTCACCATTTTGTAGCTCGGATGCTGTTGAGTTTGCCCATGTTGGGCCACCCGAATAGACTACTTTAGCCTGTGATGACCAATCTGTAGAGGAGAGCCTGATAGAGGCGTTGGGTATCCTTCTGAATTTGATTGAGGTTGTAGAGTCAATATACACACACCCTACGTCACCATCAGGAAAAACTACAGGTCTGATAGAATGGAATTGACCATCACCCGTTGCAGAGATTTGATCTACAAGTTGAAAAGCAAGAGCAGAATTTCCGCATCTATATTGCGCTACCCTGTTTTTATTTGTGCCCGAATTCAATACCAGCTCCACCCAAAGAGATAGAGTGTGATTTCTTGCAAACCTCATATCTTTGATCGTGTAGCCATTAGTAGGGTCAATGTCTAGGTTATCCACCAATCCCCTTGTTGTGATGGTCTGCCAATTCACCCCGTTGTCATAGGATCTATGGACTGTGATGTTGACCTCTGTAGCTGTGGTATAGTTAAAATATGCTACCACTAAAGACCCATCGCTCATAAGCTCAATAGCAGGATGAGCATCATTTGAGGGGGCTACCCCTGCTGAGTATGTTTTGAGGGTGGAGAGGGATGAAACAGTCCCTCCTCTTTCCTTCTTATAGACAATGATGCTCTTGGTTGTCCCTGTGGCATTGGTTCTCTCAGAAACAAAATAGAGCGTACCATTCACAGACTCCACTACATCAGAATGGACATGCTCTGTAGCTGCTGAGGCTGAATAGACTAGATAATCCCATTGAGAGAGGATGTTTTTCCAATCTCTCCCATATTCATTTGAGCTAGCATCTGTCCAAGAGTATCGAGCATTGACACCTGACACCCCTCCTAACTGAGTTGTGATGGTGATGTCTTGGGTTTGCTCTCCTATAGTCTTGAGCTGCATATTGGTTCCCACCTGTTGCGCCTCAGGGACTCCAGCACGTGGGTTTTTCTGCGTGAATGATGATTGAGCCGTCCAAATTGAATCTTTTGTGAATGCTTTGGAGGGGACTAGAAACCCTCTTAGGTTATCTGGTGTTACATTTGATCCCATCAGTACGCTCCTGCCCCTGTTTGTTTGGGTTTCTTATAGCCGATTTCCTTGGCAAATCTCCCAAAGTGTTTAAAGGGCTGGATGACTACTACAGTCTCTTTCTCAGCACCCTCACCTCTCTCTATCTTGTCTAACCCTTTTTCTCCACCAATTCTTCTCACAGCCTGAGCAGAGAGGATACCCTCACCCTGTTGCAACCTTGCCATAGTCTCATCAGGAGCCACACCCCCCATATGGAAGGATGGTTGTGTGGATTGAATCTTTGCCAATTGAGCAGCTCCTACTGCTGCAGCATTAATCGATGCAATTATATTGACTGGAGGGGGGAGGGATTGAGCCGCAATTATAGCCTCGGCTGTTTTCATCGTAACAGATGCGATAGACAGAGCCTTGTTAGCGTTGAATGCTCTAACTTGAGCCTCTCTATTCTTCCCTGCAAATTCTGTAACCATTGAGCCTGCTGTCTCCAGTGTATCACCCATTGCCCCTAGGGTTTGTCCTGTGAGTTCTGATATATCCTGAAGGGTTTTCTTAGCACCCTCATCCTGTAAATCGTTTATTTCTTGCTGTCTCTGTTTTCTTAATTCATCTGCTACCATTTGAGCATTTTCTATTTCCCCTGAAATGAGAGCTAATTCTTGAATTCTCTCTATCTCAGAATTGTATTTCTCATCAATCTTGAGTATCTGCTTTTCTAGTTCTGTAGCCTGCAATTCAAATAGTTGTTTTTCTAGTGCTGTCTTGGCTTCCTGTTGCTTGATTTGGTCATCCCCAAAACTTAGAGCTTCCTCTAGTTCCTTTTTTCGTTGTCTCTCCAAATCGAGTTGTATTTTCTTCCAATTGGTAGTTTTTTTCTCAGATTCTTCTGTCTTTTTGGCGATCTCTGCTGTCTCTGCTGCTGCATTTCTTGCCTTTTCGGATAGCTCTGCATATCTATCGACGGCTTCCCCTGCTCTATCTACTGAGTCTAGGAGATTCCCAAATGCTTCCTCTGAGTCCTCCCCTAGTGATTTGAGGAGCTCAAAGGCCTGAGCAGATTCTCCTGAGAGAATCATTGTAACGGCTTGGACCCATCCAAACACATTCTCAAACTGCTGAGAGACTGCTCCAATTACATCCTCTGCAATCGAGCCAAAATAGATCATTCCCCTTGTCATAGCGTCAAGACCCATTGTGATGGTTCCGTCCCCTGCTACTGCATTAATGAGGTCTTGTAGGGATCTCTGAGCCACAGTCTCAAATTCTGCCATTTGTCTCTGGAAATCGGCTGCTGCTTTGACGGCTTTCTCATCCATCGCCACACCGAATTCATTGGCTAGATCGGTCATTGCTTGGAGGTTGTCTAGTGCTCCTGATTGGATGAGTCCTGCCCCTGCTGTTCTCCCAAATAACTGCATAGCCGTTGCATTACGGTCTGTGAGATTCTCCATTGATCCTAGGGCTTTGATGGCATCATTAAAGACTGCATCTGACTCCCTGAGCTCTCCATTGGCATCCTTGACCTCTACCCCTAGAGAATCAAAAGCCTCAGCCATTGCCCCGGTTCCTTTTCCTGCATTTTGAATTGAGGATTGGAATTTGATCAATCCCCCCTCTAGCTGTGAGAATTCAATTCCTGACCCCTCAGCAGCCAATCTCAGTCCTGCAAGTGTCTCCACTGCTATTCCTGTTTTGGCTGAGGCATCTACCATCTCATTGGTTAGATCTGCTATCTCCTGTTGGAACCTGACTGCACCAATTCCTAACCCTGCAAATGCACCGGCTACAATCCCAGCAGAGGAAGCCATCTCCTTGAATGACTTGCTTGATTCTTTGGCTGCTTTGGCTGATGCCCTTGCTGCCCTTGCTGATGCTTTGGCTGATCTCTGAGCTGCTCTCTCTGCCTGTTTGAGCTGTCTGTCTAGGGCAGATACCATCTTCTTAGCCTCATCCGAGGTGATGTCTGGTAATTGCTCTAGTTTCTTTTTGAGGTCTGAGATGTTTGCTTTATAGCTAATTTCTACGCTTTTCTTTTCTTCTGCCATACTATCCCCCAAATAACTCTTTAGTGAGAGCCTTGACTATCTTTCGGGTGTGTTTTCTGAGAGGTTTTACAAGTAGCTCATTGGCTGCTCTTTTCCCTTGTGGTTGGAGGATGGGCTTTCCTTGTGCATTTTTGGAATCTACCCCAAACTTGATAGCCCACGCATAAGGAGCTGTGTTTTTCAGGAAAACCACCAAAGACCCATCAGGCTCTATCCTGACTCCCCTCTTAAACTTATTCCAAGAATTCTGAGATTCATCCTGGAAGAAAACCTTGTTTGTTTCTCTGTTAAATCGTCTTGTGGGTGGTCTTTTGGGCCAATCTTTCTTAGCATCCCTCTCTATCTGCTCAAATGCTTCTGTCATTATCTTTTCTGCTGAGGGAGCTACTTTCTTGAGCACATCAGTAAAGAATGCTGTCATGTCTTGATCTAGGGTTACACTAGCATTCCCCTGTTTGATCTCCTTAGCCATGTTTCCTCCTGATTGCCTTTCGTTTTCTTTCTTCTATCTGCTCAGAGGTCATTAGAGAGAGGTTGTGTTCTGCTATGATTGAGGATTTGGTGTCTGGATCAAGGGAGTAAAACCAATCAGGTGTTTGTCCCCATTTGAGACTCAATTTCAATGCGAGCAGGTCAATAAAGCCCCTCTCTGTCAGGAAAAATCCTCCTTTTCTTGGACCTCTGACTTAGTACCACCTGAGACATTGGAAACCATCCCTGCGAGGATTGGAGCACCTAGGTCAATGATTTGAGCTGGGTTGAGTCCTGCCTCAAGTAGTTTCTTGAAAATCCCATACCCATACCCGACCGGATCTCCTTTCAGGTAGGGGTATTTTGGGAGTAATCGGGATTGATTGGCTGCTCCGATTGCTGCAGCGTGGAGGTGGTAGGTTTGACCTGCTGAGAGGTCTCTCCCAAGCTCCCCCACAAAATCCCAGCACGTAGCAAGGGAAGATGGAATCTTTCCCTGTGCTGTGCCGAGTGTTCCTAGTTCTAATTTCATATCTTCCTCTCTATGAAATTGTTAAAATAGTCTATTATGCTGGCCCAGTGTAGGTATAGCCACCATAACAAGAGAAATTAATAGTAACCCGTGTAGGGTCTCCCTCAGCTACTGAATAGGAGTCAATGATGCATTTGGAGAGAGTTGCGCTATGATCAGCATCATCCCCGTGATCAGTTCCCTCTACATCATATTTGATGTCAATACAGTATTGCTCAATGTATGGAGTCCCTGAGGCTCCTGTGGAGATGTTCCCTGAGTAGTTTCCTGCCTTGTCAATGAAGTCAATCACAGAACCAGCTTCAGAAGCATCTGTAAATTGTCTCAGGTCAAAAGAGAATGTTCCTGTGATGATGTTTTGATCCTGTGTTCGTACTGCACAGATGTCACCACGGTCACGAATTACCAATGATGAATACTCATCTGGAATGTCAAAAGAGAGATTTCCTTCCTCATATGCAACCTCTAATTCTGTTGGTGTAGGGCTTGCCCCATCAATCAGGGTGATTTTCCCATCTCGTCTAGTCTTTGGTACTACTGAATAAGCCATTTTAGCTCCTTATAGTGTGAAAAATGAATTAATTGTGAAATTGATAATTGTAAGCTGCCATTCCCCTGTATCTGTGAGCTCTCCTGTTGTGGAGGACTCATAGCGAATTTGTGTTTTTTCGTAGAGGGGTGTGGTTCTGTTGATGATTGCTGCGATGATAGATTCCTCTCCATCAAGACAGTTTTCATAGGAGGTAATTGGATTGTGAGGCTGTACTACATTGAGAAACCTGACTTCACAGGGATATGTGATCTTGACTCCCTCTCCTGTCTTTTGTCTCCCTCCTGCTTCTGCTGTGGAAGGAAAGAATATGCTGAATTTCTTGTCTCCTCTACTCTTAGGGTTTCTACCCAATGATTGAGGATGAAAAGGAGATTCAGTATATCCCGAGACAGTGAGGATTTGATCCCTGATGCGTTGTCTGATGGTCTTTCTAGCTAGTCCTGCACTCATCGCCTATATCCTTTGCCTAGTCCTCTTTGGTATCCAAACCGATACCGAGGAGGCATATTGGTGAAAAGCACAGGAAAACCTGCCCGTTTCTTCTCATCTACCCCACCATCCTGAGCTATATCATACTTGAATGAGAGTAGAGAAAAGTCCTTTTCGTACATCTCTCTGTGCTCTCTAGCGTGCTCAAAATAGGTGTTGTCCTGACCCATTCCCACTGAGGAGGCGTCCTTGAAAATCAGATAGAGGGTTAGGTTCATATGACAGCTTCTCAAAGACTGAGGGGTCATAATTAGGTATTCAAGAGATCCCATATCTCTGACACGCTGAATCAGTCTAACCCAAGCCTCATCAATCTTTTTCTGAAAAGAAGTCTCCCCACTACCATAAAGGTTTGTGATGCTTGAGTATTCTGCCTCGAGGTCAATGTCAGAGACTACAGGATAGAGAGCAGATCTAGCTAGAGCGCATGGCCTCTTGAATGAGTAAGTCTCCCCATCTGGCATCACCAAATCCCAATACTGAGTATAAGAATCTGAGTAATTCAGGGTGGAGGGGAGCTGTCCTGCACTGATAGCATAGGTAGCAATAGAGGCACTAACCGTAACAGCACTAGCTGAGATAACATCATTGTCATTCTCATCTGCAAGCCTGAATGTTCCTGAGGCTGGAACCACTAGAGCATTATCCCGATAGATAGGAAGCTCGGCATTAAAAGCCTTGCCTCTCTCTAGGACATCGGGGATTCTAACCCTTGGAGCATAATAACGGTTAGTAGCCATCTATTAGATCCCATACCAAGAAGTACCATCACAAACAAAATCAAGCACGTCCCCAGGGGTCAATGTTGCAATGGTTCCCCCTGCATCATTCTTGACGACAAGATTATTTGTGCTGCCTGCATTGAGGATTTTGTATCGAATACCATCTAACTCAGCAGGTAAATTGACATCATAGTTTGACACACCACCATCAAGCATTTGATAGGTTGAGTCCTTATGTACTAAAGTTTTGTTTGCTGAGATCGATTCATTATTCACAAAACCTTTGCGTCGGATTGGTCTTGGAATTAAGAAAAAAGGTTTTCCTGAAAAAGCCATTTTGTCACCTTTGGTTTATGGTTATTTGTTTTTGCCTTGTATATCACGTCGGATCGCATGTCTCACAACCTGTTCTCTAACAACATGAGCAGGGATGTCTTTCCCTGCTTTGCGGTTGGTTTCTATTGCTTTCTTGGTGATAGCGTCAATTATTTTATTGTCTGTAGCCATTATTTCTTCCCTCCCTTCTTTGGTTTGAGTAGAGCTTGATATGCTGGTTCAATCCCGTCATACATTTTCTCATACATTGCTTTTTGTGCTGCAATTTCAGGGTTGTTTTGTGCTGTTACAATTCGCTTGTCAATTCGTCTTTGGTATCGCTCTTTCAATCCCTCTATAATGACCTCATCAGGGGGAGCAATATACCCCTCAGTAACTAGCCATTTTTTGAAAGCATTAAATCCCTGATCGTCTGTTTTCCACATCAGCTTGGATCCAATCTTTTTTGGGGATGTCCATCTGTCTTTGTAGATAGTAGAGCCGTTTTGATTGAGGTAGGTATCCATATACCCCTCAATCCCATCATACTCCAAATCCATTGGAAGGACTACACAATCCTGTTCTCTCTCTAGGTTGGTTATGGTTCTGCCATCATCTACACCACCACCGATTCTCATTCCCATCCCATTGGCTCCTGCTTGCTGTGGCATCCCTACCAATTTAGGCAGCAGCTCATAGCTGTCCTCTCCTGTTTTGATATAATCCCAAGACAGAGGAGAATGATAGAAATAAAATGGAGAATTGGTTTCAGATGTGGGGAGTCTTTCTCCCTTATCTTGTGATTTTCGGCCTGCAAATGACCGTTTTGCAAATTTTGTACTCATAACTCTAAACTTCCTCTTTTTTGTTATGTGTTTAAGTTATCCTCAGATGAGGAGGCAATAGAGGGTTAGAGGATTGAGGAAGTCCATAAGGAAACCCCTACCCTCTACACCTCCAAAAACCATTAAGCGTCAGTTTGGATCAAACAGCCGCGCTCTTGTTCTGTGATGTTCGCACCTACATAGAGGTTACCTACAATGCGAGTACGGTCAAATGATGGTTCACGTTCCATTTCAACTACTGCAGCAGTTCCAGCAGGTACTACAGTACCATCTGCAAGCTGAGTATTTTGAGGAGCTCCCAAAACATAGCCTACTGCATTCTCACCAAGCATAGCACCACGCTTATTACCGCCTGATTCAGTAACTCGGTTAGACTTGTAGAAGTTAACACCATTCCAAACACCTGCAAACCCTGGAGCCTTAGCAGCCATCGCCTCAGCAGTTGCCTCAACAAAAGCAAATGCATTGTTAGACTCAGAGCGCAATGATTGACGAAAATCAGCGTACTGTACAGAGTGAAGAATACAAGAGAATTGAGTGTTGTTTCCAGTCTCAAGCTCAAAGATAGCATCAAGGATGTCATCTACAGAGAGATCTACTCCAGAAGTACCCACCTGATTGGTAGTGAAAGAAGGGAATGTGGCAGCGATAACATCTGACATCGTAGCGATAGCTGATTGAGCCATAGCCTGAGCAATTGTGAAAGGATCCAAATCAGAACCATAACCCGTCATCTGAGCTAAAGAAGTCAGGTCATAACGCAGTGCATAGCGACCCACCTGAAAATCTTGGTTAGAGAAGGTTGGATCAGTAGAATCTACCTCGTCCCCATCATTTGTAGATGCGAAAGATGTAGAGAAACCCATATCAGAAAAACGCATGCGAGCTGTATCAGAACCTGTCCCCACTACAGAGCCAAGATTTACAATCCCATCATACATCATTAAATTGGTTGGATCAGCGAGGATAAGATTTACCTCATTCATGATCATTTGCGCTAAACGGATGTTAGCTGCTGCTGAATAATCAATATTAGCCATAATAGACCTCTTTTATAAAACGTTGGATTTAAGTTTTTTGTTGTGAAAATCGGTTATTTTCCGCTTATTTCGGGTGCGACCCTAAATCCGATGTAGAGAGTGACTCCATAAGGAACCAATCCCTAATGCACTCATTACCCCTAGTATACCCCTAGAAACTGATCATCGTCAAGAAAAAAGTAAAAAGCAGGGGGAAAGTTGGAGAAAACCACCTGCTTTAATGATGAAATACTTACTGTCTTTAGTGTAGAGATTCTATCTCATTGAGATTTATTTTGTCAAGCCCTATTTGACCATGCCTGTTTGATGGCATCCCGATTCTGACTGTAGAATGCTGGGTCTTTGGCTCGATTGAGAATCTCCTCTCTACCCATTGCTCCAATAGAGGTCTGAATTACCCCGTTGTTTGATGGAGGGGCTGTCTGTGTTTGCTTTGGAGGTTGCTGTGTGTTAGGGGGTGGGTTTTGTGCGTTATGAGCTTGGTTATTTTGCTGCTGCTGCTGTCCTTGTTGATTTCCTTGTGGCTTGATAAATGACTGAAGGATGAGGGGTGCTGTGGAGGGATCTTCTTTCATTCCATTGACCCAATCCGAGAATGGAGTCTCCCCCCCTAGAGTAGAATGGAGATGCTCAAATGTGGCCCGTACTGACTCATCATTGACCCCAATTCCAGATAGGACTGAGTGTCTATCATATCGGGTGTTCGCATTGGCAAGGTCACCCTCTAGCTGTGTGATGCGTTGTTGAAAAGTGTCAATCTGCCCTAGTTTTCCCTGCATGTCGTCTAGGCTACCTTGTAGGGCCTCTATTTGACTGAGTGCATCATTCTTCTGTGTGGAGATTTTAGAGATGCGCTCCTGCATTCCTTGTACTGTTGCATCATAAGAGGATTTCAGGACATACTCCTGACCCTCATGTGTGATTGTTTTTACTGCCATAATTTACTTCCTCGATTTTATGGTTTGTTAAACTTGGTTAAACATTGTTTGCATGTTGTCCATTTTGACTTGATTGAGATAGGTAATTGCATCCTCTCTGTCATAGTCAGGAAACATCCTCATCACAGCTTGGATCTGTGAGAGCATCCCTTTCTCCATCAGGTCATTACGCTCCTCTCTCTCTGCTTTGAGCTCCTGCTCTGATTTTGGTAATTCGTAATAGACAATCTGGTATCCTGACTCAGGATACGATGTCCCCTCAAAACGGTTCAGCATCTTTGCACTCACCTCTATGGTGTGGAGGTCGGCAATTCTGAATGATGGGGTATATTGCGCCTGTGCTTCCCTCATTGAGGATCTACTGATGGCGATAGCGTATCCACTTCTAGGGTCACCTGTGAGGCGTTGTGTATCGGCAGGATTGATACCTGCGAGGGATGCTAACCTCCTTTCATAGACCGTAATTGCCTCAATCATTGCAGTCACGTCACCCCCTGCATCATACTGTCCAAACTGGGGATTGATAGCCAAATCCTCCATAAGTGACTGGAATAGCATAATCGAAGCAGGATCAGTCTCTACTGTAGCGTGATTGGGGTTTTGTCCATCCTGTGAGACAATCCCTGCTGGGATAGCACCATAGGCATAGCGTTGTGGGTAACTCGCATCCCTCAAAACGTGATAAAAAAATGTGTAGGCAATTGCTGCATTCAAACTGCCTGAAATTAATTCTTGATTGTAGAAAGAATCGAAAATCTCTCCTGTTAATTCAGCGTGATAGAGTGAATAAGGGAGATAAGGTTCATCATTGGAATCTCTGTACGGGTAGTTTGCTCCTGACCTGTCTGTGATGACCTCTCCATCCTCTGTCTCTCCTGCGAGGTATATCCCTGAGACATCCTCTAGGTTTTCCATTGCATCATTACCCTCTACTCTCAGCACCTTGTATATCGGGTCGTTTGGATTGGAGATGTCAAGGTAGTCAATTGTCCATTCGTACTCATTGGACTCAGGGTTTTTTCTCAGCCTGAGCTCTTTGATCCATACTGGAATCTCAGGATCAGAGGGGTCAGCTCCTGCACTTACCATGTCAGAGGTGACTATCCTGTGTGAGAGCTTGCCCTTAGAGTAGTCTGTACGGATGAAACATTCCCTCATTCCAATGGTGAGATACTGGACTCGTTTCATTCTAGCCCATAGACCTGATTGAGTGAGGACTCCCTGTGTTCCTAGAAAACCCTCAGTAGCTCCCTCCTCTGCATTGGGGTTTGATACTACTGGAGGTTTGTAGTAGAGTGCGCTCAGGGTTTTGGTGGTTTCCTTGAATAGGTTTGAGGACATATCCGGGATACCCCAAGCCTGTTTTCTAGCTGAGGAGATGTGCTTTGCAAGTGCATCCTCTAGGTCTTGTTGCCATATTCCTTTCAACATTCTGTATCTGAGTGCTGAATGTTCGCATCTGAGTGCCTCGTTTGGATCTTTCCAGATTGGACATGTTGGATATAGTGAATCGTTCATTTTTTATTTGTCTCCTCAATCAATCGCTGAAACCAATTAATTAAATGTTTTGCCATCTCGATTGCATCATCGGTCTCGAACCAATCATCAAAATTATACCACCAAGTCCTAAATGTTTCATCCTCATACATCGTATGAATTCGGAATGTGGTTTCTTTTTTGTGGTTTGATAATTTGTACAAAACCCAATTGTCTTGTGGCTCATCGGTTGACTCAAAATCAAACGGCTCTGATTCTGTAATCAATTCCCAATCTGTTACATCTACAACATATCTCAATGTGAGGAGCCTTTTTTGTACCAATGATCTGACTGTATGAATGTTTGGGTAATCCATCACCACTTCCTATAAATCTTGTTTGGAACCTTGGCTCCGTATTTTGAATCTGTCACCACTAGTATAGCATAGCGCATAGCGTCTACACAGTGTTTGTGTTCTGATAGGGTGTCTAATAACCCGTTGCTCTTAATCGCCCAATTTTTAAGGGACTTAATGGTCATCTCACAGCTTGGGAAGATTTGG